GTGGCCGACTCGTAGCAGAACGGCTGATCGTGTCCGGCGTTCAGACCCGACGCGATCATGCCGTAGATGCGGGTGCCGATCGAGATGTGGATCGAGATGAACCCTGGCGCGCTGAACCCGGCGGTTACAAAACTGGCAAGCGTCAGCACACCCGGGCGGTTCACCACGAACTCCCGGTTGATTTGGTCGAAAACCAAGTTTTGCAGGCTTGTACAGGCCCCAGGGAAGAGGTCTGTGGCGTCGTAGGCATCCACCAGCCCGCGCGGCGTGAAGCGAATGGACGCGGCATTTTGGATCGCCATGGCTTACGGGTAGGGGTAACTCTTCGTCGGCTTGACGTTTCCTACGAAGTGGAATGCCCTGGGATCAAGGCTGATCTGGTGGACCGCCGACTGCTCGTCGCCCTCCATGATGAGGAAGGGATGCAGCATCACCTTCGACTCCTCCATCCACTGCGCCTTCCGGTCATCGCCAGTGATGTCGCACAACTCGGCAGCCGTGCGGGTTACAAGGTAAAGGCTGTGCGGGAACCAGGCGGTGTTAGCGGATAGCTCCGGGATGGCATAGTCAGGCTGGTTCTTCATGTAGCGGTGCGTCAGCGGGAGGCTGCCCGACGACTGCGGGAAGATGAAAATCTGCCCGGCGCTGGTCATCACCCCCACGCCCGCCGGGCCGGGATTCCACACCTGCACGTTGGTCGATAGGTCAGAGGCCCAAAAGTAGGGGTAATTCGCCATCGACGGGTCTTTGAACTCCGCGTCGTACTGCTCCATGGTCAGCGGCTTCAGGAACTGCGGCAGGCCCTGCGATGTGCCGCCACCTGACGTAGGAAGCGGATAGAACAGATCGTAGGTGCGGAGGTAGTCCCCTTCCAGGGCGAAGGGGCCGTTGGTGCCAGATGTCACGGTGATCGTGGTGACCACCCGATTCATCTTGAGATTGCGGACGAGCTTGAGGTCTTCGAGTACCCCGTTAAGCAGTTGCCCGGCGATCGGGGTCATCCCCGAGCCGAACGATGTTCCGCCGCCCTTGGCCTTCTGGCTGGCAAGCAGGCAGATTTGCTGAAGGCTTAGAGACATTCATTACTGCGACAGCGCTTCGCCGTTTGAGCCGAGCACTGCGTCAAGGGTCTTCCTGTTCTCTTCGATGATCTTCTTGCGCATGGCGATCGACGCCTTCAGGTGATCCTTGCTCGGCTCGAAGTTGCGCATCTTCGCCTGGTCCTGGGCATGCAAGCGACCACCCGGTTTCAAGTCACCCTGCTTGGCAACGAGTTGTTCGTGGTCATCAAGGAGCGCTTCAAGCTGCGCCAGGTCGCCCTTCAGGTGCCCTTCCTGGCTCTTCAGATCGGCCTTGATAAGCTGGTGGTCAATGCACTCCTGGTCCCGGTTCATCTTGGCGATGATCGACGCCTTGTCGTCCGTCTCGCGGACGTAGCCGCCCATGGTGATCCGGCGGCCAGCGACATCGAGCGAGATTGTGTAGCTCCCGGCGATGAACTGCTCGGGCTTCAGGTCTTCAGGCAAGCTCAAAAGACCCCCCGAGAGATGGCGCGCGCGTTGCGGGCACCCCAGGACGGGTCCCTACGGTAGAAGTTCTCGTCGTTGGGATGGATCGCCCGATCGTGCGCCCAGGTGCGGAAGATGATGTCCTTGACCGTACGCAGGGTGTGAATGTCGAACTCGTACACCGCGCCATGGTAGAAGCGCTCGCCGTTGATCGACAAGCAGGTATCGCCGCACGGCGGCATGTCGATTTTCAGGAAGTAGGTGTCCATCTCGACGGTCTTGAACACCGGGCGGGTAATCTCTTTCCCGTTGTCGTCGTAGCGTAGAATCTTGAGATGGTCGAAGACCTTCAGCTTGACCTTCTTGCCCGTGGGCTGTTCCTGAGCAAACACGCCCTGGATCGCGCCCTGACGCTGCGCGGCCTGCAACGCAGCAATCGTCTGCTCACTGAGTTCCTGCTTACCCAGGGCTTCGTCGCGCTCCTTCTCGACCTTCGCCAGCCGGATCAATAGCTCGCGCTCCTTCTTCGAGGTCACGTCCTCGGCGGAGGCGATGCGAACGTATTTGTCCGGGTCTACAGCGCGTTTCTTGCCTGCCATGCTTGCTCCAAAAAAACCACCCGGGGGAAAGGAGGGGGACCCGCCGGGTGGGATTACCGTTAGCTCAGGTCAGCCGCTGTACCCACGTTGTAGCCCGGCACGAAGGCGGATGACGACTCGTTGCGCACGATGAATGCCTGGTTCAGGATGATCGAGCCGTAGAAGATTTTCCACGACACAACCCGAGTCTGATTCAGACGGTCGGACTTGTCCGCGCCAGTCAGGTAGAAGAACTCGGGGTTCTCCAGCAGGACCTGGCCGTAGCTGTGGTTGCCGATGAAGATGGTCGGGAAGACGCTGATCCCTGTCGCCGGGGCGGCGGGCGGAACCTGCGCTACGCCGATGCCGGTGATCGTGACCACCGAACCCGACGCAAGCTGAGTTGCCTGACCGGCCAGTGGGCCGGTAACGGGACCGGAGGCTGTCAGCCCCAGGTTGACCGGGCTGGCCGTGGTGCCGATGTAGACATTGAAGACGTACCCGGGCTTGGTCGGCAGGGTAACCTGGATCGCGCCGGTCGGGCCGGTGACCGAGATGTTGCCGCTGACCTGATAGATTTGCTGCTCCACCGAGGTCAGAACCGGACTGCCGGTGACCTGGATGTTGTACGTCGCCGAGGTCGCCAGCGTCCCGCCAACGGTCAGCGGCGTGCCGCTTACCAGCGCGTTGCCCACCCAATAGGGCATCATGTTCGTTTCGACGAAGCGCACGCCGCCGAACGGGCCAAGTTCGTTGTTGTAGAGCCGGTTCACGTCGGAGTAGGCCCAGGCGGTGTTGACCTGCGCGTTCTCCCTCATGTCCTGCGCCGAGAACGGGCTAATGAGGGCAACGTAGTGCTGCATCACGGCGGGTGACTTCGACGGGTCCCTATAAGCCCCGGCTTCGATCATCATGTCTTCCCGCTCGTCGCCGTTGAAGCGCGGCACCCCATAGTTCAGCATGGAGGCCACAACACGGTTCGACTCGTGCGGAGACATCACGTCAGACGCGAGCAGGAGCGCCCGGCTGGTACGGCTGTTGGTGAAGTTGACCTGGTTGGCGGAAACGAGCGTGTTGAGCGTGTTGCGCTCCAAGGTTTCCGGCAGTTGGATGCTGACAAGCTGGATGGCTTGCTGGAAGATTGGGTGCTTGATGGTCAGGTTCGCCACGTCGGTCACGATGACCGAATCGCCCCATTGCTGCGCGGTCGCCGTGACCTGAACCAGTTGGACGGGTTCCCCGACCGGCGCTACGCCTTCCTGCAAGGGCGCGAAGGGCAGCGGCAGGCGCTCGAAGCGCGTGGCCGTATAGGTCACACCCCGATTCGTGTCCAGATGCAGCGGCTTGCCGAACTGGTAGGCCACCAGTTGGCGGCGAGCCAGTGGCTCAACCTCTTCTTGGATGTATTGCTCAACGTCTGCTTGGAAGCCCGTTGACGTAGAGGTGTTGACCACGCCCAACCCGAAGAAGGACTGAAACGCAGCGAGGATGAGATACAGTGGGTTCATGGTCACTCCATTAGATACGCTTGTAGCTGCCGTCCGAATTCATGAGACGCTTTTCCAGTGCCTGCTTCTCTGTTGCGCGGCCCCTGGCGGCCACATCCCCGCGTGCGCCAACTCCCGGCGCGCGGCCACGGTCAATACGCCTGACATTCGGCGGTAGCGCCTCTGCGCCTTCCTTGCGCACCACCGTCTTGCCCGCCTTGACCTTGATCTTGCCCTCGCGCCGGTCCTTGCCCATCATCCAATCGAGCAACACCACGCGGGAGACGTTCGTGCCCTGCTTGCGCAGGTCGGCAAGCTGCTTCTCCACGCGGTCTTTGTAAGCGTGGTAGTAGGCGGATTGCTTGGGGTCTGAGGCCAGTTCGCGGAACTCGGCCTTGTCGTTGAATTCGGCGGCCTGCCACAAGGCCATGTTGGCCTTCTGGTCGGACTGGCGCAGCGTCCGGTTGGTGCTGATCTCCCACGTCTTCTCGGCGATCTGCTGTTCCGTCGCCCCGGCGCGCCGCAGCGCGTCAAGCTCGCCATCCTCGCGCTGGCGCGTGGTGGCTTCCTGGCTCGGGGGCGGCGCGGCAGCCTGGCGCTGCTCGGCAACCCGGGTAGCGGCGGCCTCCGCCGCATCGTCGATGTCGCGCCTGCGGCGCTCGGCCCTGACATCGGGCGCGGCATCAGTAGCGCCCTCGATGACTTCTTCCAGGCCCTGTCCGTCTTCTACCTCACCCTCGACTTCGCCTTCGCCTGCGGCTTCCGCCAACACTTCGGCATCAGGATCAACTTCTCCTTCGCCTACACCAAGCGAGAAGAACGCCAGAAACAGTCTATAGAGGAGGCTCATAGGCCCATGGTCCCGAGGTTCTGAATCGTGATGGTCGGTTGCACACCGGGCGTGATCGCGTTGACGGTCATCTGAAACAGACGCCGGGTATTCGTCGCAACTGTCGCGTTGCCGGTAATCGTCGTGCTCGCATCACCCGCTACAAGGGTCAGTGTTTGCCCACTACCGTTATTCAAGAGCGAAAACGGCTCCGAATAGCTGCCATCTGTGGGGATCGTAATCGGTCCGGCTGACAGCCCGGCAATCAGCGCGTTGGTGCCCGGCAGGGTAATGTTGGCCGCGCCGGATGCCGCTGTGACGTTGATGATGGCTTGGTTGAACTGGGTAATCGTCAGGGTAATGCCAGCACCGGCATTGATCGGAGAGGTCACCGCTTCCGAGTAGTTGTTGATGTTCTGCATCGCGCCAAGTAGCCCGAACACTGCCGACTTGTCGGGAACTATGCCACCGACAATAGGAACGATCGTCGGCAGCGAGAAGAACGCCCGGATCAACTGTCCCATGTCAGACCACCATGACCCCGGCAGCCATACCCATCATGCCGGTAATCGTGATGGTCGGGGAATACACGCCCTGCTGCCCGGTGATCGCCGTGGTCTGTCCAGGAAGGAGCGTCAACCCCGGTGTGTAGGCGGAGGTCGGGACCGAGGTTAGAACCGGAACTGTGGCCGCTGTCGCCGTCCAGGCCACACTTGTGGGCGGAAGGGCAACGATGAACGAAGTCGCCGACGTAACCTTGACCACCGGATACCAGCCAGGGGGCAGCGTGCCCGTTGTGACGTTGAGGAAGAACACCTGACCCACAACCGGGACCACCGCGTTCGTCACCAGCGTCACGGTATAGGCATTGGTCGTGCCCACCTGTGCGATCGAGGTGAAGGTCGTGCCGGTCGTAACCACCAGTGGTGAGGTCGTCGCAAGCTGGGTAATCACGCCCTGGTAGTGCCGGAATCCACCCGAGGTCACCGTGGTCGTACCCGCAAGGGTCACCGCCGTATCGGATAGTGTTGGTGTGGCAACGGTAGTCGCCGCGTTGTCCACGATCTGGAAGGAGAAAGCCTGACCCAGATATGGAAACGGAATCTGGTTGACGATGTTGTAGGCGTAGTCCAGTGTCACCGTCACCGCGCCGCCGTTGGTCAGTTTGACGTAGGCTTGGTAAAGGTTGGTCAGAGTTATGGTTGCCGCTGCCGATGTCTGGAAGTTCTGGCCTAGAGGGTTACCCGATTGTTGCTGCGCCAGAACCGCTTGCAGCATCTGGACCAACGAGAAAAGGTCTGGGATCGCGCCGTCGAATACAAACCCCGGCGGCGTCATTAATGAGTTGAAGGGCAGTTGCCCGATCGAGGGGAGGTCGAAGAAAGGACGCGCCCTGGATAGGTTGGAAAGCACATTGGCACGCATAGGGTCACTCCCTAGTTAGCGATCACTTCAACGTCTACGTTAGAACACTATCCAGTGGTTTGTCAAATCTACACCTTCAGCGCGTCCAACCTGGCGTTCACCACGGCCTGGTCCGCCCGGAGCTTTGCCTCGCGTTTGTCGAGGTCTGTGGCGCGCTGCGCCAGCCCTGAAGCCTTCGAGTTCAGATCGTCCCGCAGCCTGCCCACCTCGGCAGCGCGTTCCGCCGTCTCGTGCTGGGCCTGGTTGATGAGTTCCTGGACCGCCAGGGATGACTGCTCGCGCTGGGTGGCCGCCGTCATCTTGGCGTTGGCCTGATCCATCAGGGTAGAAGCTGCGGCAGAGGCGGCGTTGATGGTTTCCATCGCCCGCTGGGAATGGTCGTCAATCAGGGCCTTGTTGCGGGAGAACTCCGCCTCGGCGGCATCCATCGTCGCAACGATGCCCTGGCGCTCCTTCAACTCCACCAGGAGCGCTTTGACTTGGGCAATCTTGCCGTCGAGAACCCCGGTAAGGATGACCGGCAGAGCTTTGGCCTCGTCAGCCAGCCCGATCACGCTCTCTGCGGTTATCATGGATTTGGTCGTAGTCATGGTCGCCCCTAGTTCGTATCGCTGTTTTCGCCGTCTACCTGAGAAGCCAAACCGATTTTAGTCTTAATGCCGGTCTTGGCAAGCCAGGAGTGGTAGTTGCTGGTTGATGGGGCGGTGGGCGGGATAGATGCGTCGTAAACGATTGAGGCAAACGCCTCAGTGTCTTCTTCCTCGTCGCCCTCTTCGCCAAGCCCCATGGGCAACCACTCGACGGTGGTGACGATGGCGGCAGCGTCGTAGATGATAGAGGCGAAGTTGTCCCCATCGTCCTCGTCGTCTGTCTCTTCTCCAAGCCCGTTGGGCAGGAACGACACATCGAAGGTTGGCGGTGCCGCGTCGTAGACGATCGGCGTGAATGCCTCGGTGTCGTCCTCTTCGTCCCCCTCTCCGCTGTCTGCGGT